TTTTTCGGGCGCGTTTGTCGCCGAATTAGCGTTTTTGATGACTTCCATGAAAAATTCGTGATTGAAAAAGTCGTCTCCGTAGCCTGCCAGGGCAGCCAATACAACTGTGGTTGTGCTGCTTGTTCCGGATGGAGCCGCCGCCCACGCGAAATTTCCGGGAGCCGCGCCCACTGCTGCGACAGAATCTTTCAAAGCTTCAAGCCTTTCAATTATAGATCCGTCCGCGTTTGCAGCGACTAAGGATGAGCTGAAAAGATTATCGGCGGTATTTACGCCGAGAATATTATCGGGATGATCTCTGTACATAGTTTTTTCTCCTTTCGATAATAAGAGTAAAGGCCGGGGTTTCCGGCCTGTTTGTTGTTGTGTTAATTAGTCAATTAATCAGTTATTACAGTAGGCGGTGTTTCTTGTTTGTACTTCATATCACACAGGTAATACGCTGTTGTAATATTTGTCGCGTCACTTGCGCCGGTTTTGACTGTAATGCAATCAAAATCATCGTCCATATCAAGTAATGCGGGATCGATTTGTAAAACGATCTCTTTCGTGACGTCGTCGGCGGCAGATGTCGTAAAGTTAACGGCGTCAGTTTGTCTGGTCAACGCGTCGCTTGTAACGCAGTCCTGATTTACCCAAATAGGGACAACATTTGTTATCGCTTTAGAGTCCGACAATGAATTATCGACATCCGTTGCCTGTTCGATCGTGATCGCTACTGTGTCGGTGGTGTCCTGGTATATTAATACAACCACCCACAGCATGTTTATGTTTTTTAAGCAAACGTAATCACCGGTAATTGCTCCGCCTGCTTGCGGGCGAATTGCGACTACGGGCATTAATCCTTCAGGTATTTGCAACATAGTTTTTACCTCCTATTTTTTTTTAATGAGCGCCTTACCTGGCTCCCAAAGTTACGAAACTCGACCTTTGTGTGCTGGAATTTTTAATAGTCAGCAGTGAAGATTTTTTCGGCATTCCATTAGCGCGGAAAATAAACCTGAAGCAGTTTTGAGCCGTCAGGAACGCTACGTGCATGGACGTGTCGGCCTGTACGCCGCCTTTTGTAATCAGCATGTATTCCTTCAGGTTGACATAGTTGATATCTCCGGCATCACCCAACGCGGAGCAATGATCCGATTCAACAATTGAATGTCCTTTCAGCGTTGCAAGCGATCCTTCTTTCGCTTCTTGCAAATAAACAGGAACGCCGCCGGTACCAACCGGGAATTGCATGAAATCGAACTGTTCAGCCGTGTCTGGATGAGCCAGCCAAACATACCCGGGATTCCTTTTGTCGTATGCGCGGTTAAACATTTTTGAAAGATTATTCCAAACTATGGTATCAGCTTCTTGCCCGGTTTCTTTTGTAATCGTATTGATTACGCCGCTGTTTAAAAATCCAAGCGGTTTTCCAGCGCCGGTTCCGGAAATTACACAACCTTCAAGTTCTCTTTGGATGGCAAGTGTAAAAGCTCTGGTGTAAAGCTGAGAAATAAAATTGCTGTCCTGCTCCAATTCGTATGTAGCATAAGCAAATCCCAAAAGTTTACAAAGCTTTAACTCTTTCTGTGAAAGCTTAGGTTGTGTCGCCGTAGCTCCAAGACCTTCACCTTCCCAGTAAACCTGCACGCCGCCGAATACTGTCGTCGCTACAGATGTTTCGTCAATATCTGTCCACTCGACGCGGTTAGAGCTTCCTGAAATTTCATACCTGTCAACCCGGGGCAAAATCTGACCCGATGTCGCGGCAGATTCCATCATAAATCCTGCGAAATCGGTCTGAACCACAAATCCGCCTTCGTCTCCGACGCTTTCATTCGCGCCTAAAGGAGCGGCGTTTTGATATTCTTTGTTTATTCTGCTTAGGCGTTCGTCTACTGTGCCGTCCGTTGCGAATTTTTTTACCGCGCGTAGTTGTTCCGCAAGATTTTTAAACAATTTCAGTCCTTGCGGCTGCATCTTTCCTTCGGCGTATAACGGCTCATTTACAGGGGTTTTGTCCTCTTTTTCTTTTTCTTCTGCTTTTTTTTCAGCTTTAACGGCAATATTGTAAGCATTTTCAAGAGATTCGATTTCTTTATCAATCTCTACTACTTTTGCTTTTTCGTCCTCGGTAGCAGTGCCGTTAGCTATTTTTCCAAGGATAACGTCCTGAAGCTTCATTTTTTCTTCAAGCTTCGCCTTGATCATCGTTGAATGCATAGTTTTATTCTCCTTTCGGTATTTTTTAGCTTTTGTTTGTATAGGTCAACCGGCACTTGCCGGGGTTCCTCTGGTTTTGTGTTAAATTTTCCGGTGGCGCGGTCATTTCTCATTTTCTCAATAACCGCAGATGGTAAAAGCCCGCTGTTTTTTATGCTTGCGGCAATTTTAAGACCTTCGTCAAACATGATTTCGTCAACAAGCTTGTATTCAAGAGCTTGTTTTGGTGTTAACCATGTTTCTTTGTCCATCAACGTCAGCAGAGCATCTTTTTCCATGCCGCTTTTTAGTATGTAAGCGTTTGCTATTGTACTGTTATAGTCTTTTAAAACTTTTGATTCGTGCGCATGATCTCTGTAATCGCCTTCCGTATAAGATGAAACATTGTGCATCATCAATTCGCCTGTTGGAGATATTAATAATTTTTTAACTCCCATTGCTATTACTCCCGCAGCACTTGCGGCTATTCCTGTTATTTTTCCGATCGTGTTTCCTTTGTAGCTTTTTATTGCTGTGTATATTTCTGAGCCAGCAATAACATCCCCGCCGGGTGAATTAATTTCAATTTCCAACTCCTCACCGTTAGCGGCTTCAATTTGTCCATCTACGTCCCCGGGGCTGACGTTCTCCATGCCAAACCAGTCGTAAATCCATTTGTCGTCATTGGATACAATAATGCCCTTAATTTTAATTTTCACGTTTTTCACCCCTATCGATCATTTTGTATATTTCTTCCGCCATAGTTTTGTATTGGTTTTTCATTGCTTCTTCACCGGCTTTTATCATGTTGCCGGGCTGAAGGTAAATGTCGCCTTCAATTCCGATGTTGCTCATATTTTCAAGCCGCCGGATATCGTTTACTGACATCCATCCCCACTGCCTTGCGCGTGCGTATGATTCAGCCCTTGTTTTCATATCTCCGCGGAGAAGGGCGTCTATCTTGAATTCAGAATAATACCCGGCTTTTCTATGCGATTGCGTCAAAAGTTGCATATTTTGGCATTCTTCCCACCGCTTAAACCATGGGATCATTGTGTACATTACAAATTCAAGCGCTTGTTGCTCTATGTTGCTGTATGTGCTTCTGTCGAGTTTATTTACAAGGTGTTGCGGAACCCGGTATATTCTTGCGATATCTTCAATCTGAAAATATTTTGATTCGAGCAGTTGGGCGTCAATCGGGTTTATATTTATTCCTTTGAACTTCGCGCCATCCTCTAATACTATTGGCTTGCCTGCATTTTTAAGCCCTGTATAGCTTTTTTCAAAATCTTCTTTCAACCGCTGATATGCCGTATCTCCGAGCGACTTTTCCGTTTCGAGTACGCCAGATGATAAGGCTCCGTTTTTGTAAAAATTAACACCGTATTTTTCATATTGAAGCCCAAGCGTTATTGATTCCGCGGCATATTGCAATGGAGATATCCCTATAATTCCGTCCAAGCTCATCCCCGGAACATGAAAAACCTGTTCCCGCGTCAATGTTTTTCCTTCTGAACCTTGCCTGATTTTATATTCAAGCTTTTTTGTTTCTTTGTTTCTTTTAATTTCTACTTTTTGCCATTCATACGGATAAAGACCCAAAAGTTCACCCCGCTTATTTACAAGCCGCTCACAAACAAGATTGCCGCCGGTGTTAAGCGCAATCATACCCATTTCCTTAAAAGAAAATGGCGTCATTTCGTCGTTTGGCTTGTTGTGCAGAATGTCGTAAGCCGCTATGTCGTTGGCTTCAATGCGCTCATCTCCTGTTTTTCTATATAGTTTTATTGGCATTCCTGCCAAAGTTTCTGACAATACGCGTATGCATGAAAAAACCGCTGTATATTTCAACGCGGTTTCGGTGTTTATTGGTGAATCTTCGGGGTAACTATATGCGGTGTTGCCAAGTAGAAATTGTCTAACCTCTTCTGGATATAGATTCCACAGTATTTTTTTGCCAATATTTTTTATTAAGCCCAATTTATTCACCTCACAATATCCGCATCCCGCGTTCTTCATAAACACTTTTTTGTTCTCCAAACAATTTATAAGCAAAAATAGCGCTTACAAGCGCGGATATTCCGTCTATTCTTTCTGTTTCAGAATCTTTTACATAGCGGATGTTTCTGTTTTCATCTGTTTTTGCTTTTACATTGCCGAACATCCATTCCATAACCGGGTTCCCGCCGTGCGCTATCATTTTGTTTTTTACCCACGCCTCAAGATCGCGCATGGGAGGCGATAATGACTTATATCCCTGTCTTACAATTACCATTTTTTTTTCCGGAACACCTTCCGCTACAAGTCTTTGCTGTGTCTCATATGCGTTCCAGTCATCGTACCCAATTCCCCGGATGTCGTATTCACTGAAAGAATCAAGAATATGCTTTTCGATAAAAGCATAGTCAATATAGTTTCCCGGTGTCGTTTTTATAAATCCATTTTTTTCCCAAATATCATAATTTACATGGTCACGCCGGACACGTTCTTTCATGTTGTCTTCCGGAATCCAGAAAGTTGGCAGTATTCGGTATAAAGGATCGTCTCGCGTCGGTGGAAAAAACAATAAATATGCTGTTATGTCAAGTTTTGTCGATAAGTCTAAGCCCCCGTAACATTCGCGGTGTTTCAACCTGTCTGGATATACAAGTTGACCGCATTGTATCCACATTGATAGGGGCAGCCATTTTGTAACTTTGTCCCTATGCCAAATATTCAACCGCAGCTGCTTAAAATTCTTTTCATCCGCCGGGCTGTCCTTTACCGTGTTATATGCTTCCTTTACGGTTTCACTTTTTATTGTGTGATCTAAGGACGGGTTTACCGCTTTCCAAACCTTAGGACTTTCCCATGTTACTTCTGTGTCTACTTCATAAGTCCAACCCTTCCATATCCGGTGTTCGTCTGGGTCAAAGCCAAAGATAACCGGATATATCGTCGGATCGTTTCTTAGCCCAAGTAAAATGTTTTGCGCTTTTAAATGTTGTTCCCAGCATACAGACTGCCTGTCCGGATCGTCCCCCGCCGTGGTAATAACCCACCATGCCGGCTGCCGTCTCGCATCGCCGGAACCGAACGTCATGACATCCCATAACGCGCGATTTGGCTGGGCGTGAAGCTCATCAAAAATACACGCGCTTATGTTCAGCCCGTGCTTCGTGAAAGCTTCTGCCGACAAAACTTGATAAAATGATTTTGTCGGAAGATACACAAGCCGTTTTTTTGAAAGAATCGGCTTAATAACTGATTTTAGTTCCGATTCCTGATCCACCATTTCTACAGCGACATCAAAAATGATAGATGCCTGTTGTTTATCCGCCGCGCATCCATAAACTTCGGCTGACCATTCTCCATCGGCTGCAAGGTGTTTGATCGCAAGCGCGGCGGCTAATTCTGATTTGCCTTGCTTTTTGGTCATCTCCACATACGCCAGCTTGTACTGTCTCAGCCCGTCCGGTTTTAAGGTACCGTAAAAATCCCGGATAATTTTTTCTTCCCAAGGGAGGACGGTAAACGGTACGCCATGCCATGGATCTTTTACATGCTTAAGCGTCCGTATAAATCCGAGTGTGTCCTCCGCTTTTTGTTTCCCCAGTATTTTCAATTCTTTTTTTGTCACAGGATCACCTGCTCAAATATTTTTTTATTTTTCCGCCGTCGTCCTGTTTTGGGATAACCAGTCCGGCGCGGTCAGCGGGGGATAGGCCGAATTTTGAGAGCGCGGAAAGCAATGGCGCAGTATAGGTTTTTGATGTCCCTATTTCTGGAACTTGTTGTCTGTACCCATTTGGCGTTATAAAATACTTGTCTTTTTTTGACATTATAGCTTCTTCCGCTTCACGCCATTGCGCGTAACTTTGGCAATACATAGCAAACGCCGTTCTATCCACCAAAGTTAAAAGCCCCAACTCTTCAAGTTTTGGAGCTAAGGCTTTCCACTCTTGCTTTGCGTACTTATGCAACCACGTCGGGCACTTAGGCGCGATTGGCGGCGGCTTAACTTCGTTTTTCGGCAATGTTCTGTTTCCGGGATTCCCCTCAAGTATCTTTAAGGCGGTTGGTTTTTTAGGCCTTCCAACCGATCTTCCAGTCATAATATCAACTTCTTTCAATTATTTTTACAGTTATTGGAACAACCCCTTTTCAAATTTTGCGAAAATTTGCGTAAGCC